CGATTTCGGGGACCTCGGTGGGCTCGGAGAACCACTCGACTGGTGGAAGCTCCGGGATCGTGATCGTGTACGCCGATGCCGTCAGGGATTCGGCAGTGTCGTCCTCGGGTGCTTCGATATCCTCGGGGAGGTCAGCGTCCAGGTACATCCGTGCTTCGGCATACGCCGGGATGTCCACCAGGTCCACGCCTCGGATGCGTGCGCCATCCGTGACGATCGTGCGCTCTGGTTCGGCGCACGCCGGGTTGAACTCCTCTTCTTCGGTGGCTAGTTCGCATCCTTCGGCGAACTGGTACTCCACGCTGAGCCCGTCCATGTCGGGGTTCTCATCGATGAGGATGGAGACGCCTGCGAGGATGCCGGGGTTATCCCGGGTGCCCATGAGCGTGGCCGCCTCGGGACCCCACGGGGCCTTCAGGTCAATGACGCCACGGGCGAACAGTTGGTCTCCGTCGCGTTCGATGGCGTCAATGCGTCCCACGCGGGCCGTCTTGTCAGTACTTCCGCCGTGGCTTCGTTCGTACTGGTAGCCCAGCGGGATTTCCAGGGACGAAGAGGTGGCTCCCTCTTCCTGCCACTGAAGTGTCTCCACGTCGAACTGGCGTCGGTCTCCGGTCTTCCGGCCGCCGCCGACGACGATAGGGCCAGAGACGGCCACGTACCGGGTGTTCTGGTCCGCCATGGCGTCCCCTTCTCCATAAGAGGCAGCGTTCAGGGTAATGATCGTGCCGTTGTCGTTCAGGTTGAGATCTTCAGGGTTGAACACGGCGTATGTCGTGCATCGGCAATTGATGACTTCCTGGGGCGGCCCGGACGGGTCCCCAGGGAAAGCAAGGCTGAAACCGCCTACGGTGAATGGATCGGTAAACTGGACCGTCTGGCCGTCCGCTTCGTGGTGGGTGTGCCGGGTCCGATCGTCTTCGGTGGCCTGCCACTGCTTGCGCATGATCCCCGGCTGAACGCCGTACGCGGATTCGAACCGCTGGAGTGTCGCCATAGCGGCTACGCTCCGGGCACCGTGGCTTTCGGTCCGGGCGATCGTCCGCGCGCGTGGGGCGGTCACCCCTACGGCATCGCGGACCCGCTGGGCTAGCTGCGGTTGCGACTCCCCGAGTGCGATGCCTTCGGCAAGCGACGTGCGCGCGTTGAACCACAGCTCATTGCCGATGCCCACTAGACGGTTCGCGGCTTGGTTCAGGTATTGCTCAGTGTCAAGCGCCTGGTCCGTCAGAAGGGTCAAGGGGTCGTCCAGGACGGACGCAAGACGTTGGATGACTTCCAGGCTGGCCGAGATCATGGAGGCGTCCAGCGCCGGAATAAGGGTGTCTGTCACGTAGATAGCCCACACCGTGAGGAACAGGTCCAACGCCGACTGATCGGCCTGAGCCAGCGCCTCTTCAATATCGGCGGTGCTGAGCACCTTCCCGGCGGCAAACTCCATCCCCTGGAGAACGAGTTCTTCAAACTCCTCCCCCGTAAGGTCCATCTCCTCCAGCGTTTGAAGCGGGATCTCTACCATTACGCTTCACCTGGTTCTGTTGCTCCAGGGGAGTCGGGATTCTCCGAATCCTGTTCCGTCTCCGTGGTCTCGGTTCGGTCAGGCTCGTCCGCTTCAGCGATCGTCTCCTGAACCTGGACAGCCGAAGCCTGGGCGCGAAGCCGTAGCTTCTCCGCCATCTCCTCCAGCTCGTCTTCAGTCGGTGCGTCCGACTCGGAGAAGCCCTTCTCCCGGCGGTACGCAATGCCGTTGATCTCCATGCGGTCGTACGCTTCGTCAGCGGCGGCGGACTTGTCCGGCCGTTGCACGATCTCGGACGGGTCGTACCACATGACGATCCGGCCGCCTTTGGGCCCGGTGAGGGAATCTCCGGTGGCCCGGAGCATAGGCGTGAGGTAGCCCTTCGTCAGGGCGTGACAGATCATCTCCGCGTCTGGCGCAATGTGGAGCTTGATGCCGGACTCTTCTACCTGGGCGGCTCCCCAGTGATTCATCCCGGCCACTCCGAGGAGCTGGTCACTTGGGAGGTCCAGGGCGGTTGCCAGACGACGAATTGCAGATTCACGCTGAGTAATCAGTTTGTCGTCAATAGGGTTGGACAGGTCCAACGCCATCATCACGTCTGCCAGCTTCACATCCGTGGCGTCCCCAAGGTCCACACCAATGGGGAGTTTCAGCGCGGCTTCGGCGGACATAGGGTCTTTGATGCCACGTGCGCCGATCTCCACCAACATCTGGGCGAAGGGGTCCTGACCTTCCGCCCCCGTGGGGTTCGGAAGCTGAGGGAAGCTGAGCTTCCCCCGGTCGTAGAGGAGGATGCCGTTTGACGCGAGACGCGAGATCGTCTCGGCAACGATACGTTTGTTAATCAGGTCCAGCTCACCCATAGCGCCAAGCGCGTGGGAGGCGGTGGAGGCGGCACGATACGAGTACCGCTCGTCCGGCCGCCAGAAGCGGACCACCATGGAGTCCGGGCCCAGCGGCATCCACGCGCTTTGGGCGTCCCCTACCTTCAGTTGGTAGACGCCTTCGCGGATCTTCAGTTCATCGGCGGAGAAGACGGACCACACTTCGTCGCCTTCTTCGTCAGTCTGGCCGACTAGCCAGCCTTCCCCAGGGACGTTGAAGTGGATTCCCATCAGCTCCATTAGCTGGGCTTGGCCGCCGATGCCGCCCGCAAGGCGGGATACAGCGTCGGTGGCAGGGCCCTCCGGGATCGGGCGTGGCTCGATTTCCCCAGGGATGTACTCCGCTGCGAGGAGTCGAACGCGGGAGAGGGCATTGCCCTTGTAGTTCACCGCCGCGCTGAACTCCTCCAGCCGGTAGTAGTAGTCCCAGAGCTGGTTCTGAATCGTGTTGTACTTGGGGTTGTTGTGGCGGGCGGTGGTCAGCACCGAAGCCGAAGCCACGAGCGTGGTTCCGAAAGCTGGAAGTGCCATGCCTACCCCTAGTTACGATCAAAACGCCCAATCAACCCGACGATCCCCGACATAGCAAGCCATGAAATCAGAAGGTAATCGGACCCATACGCCACCGATAGTAGCACTGTGATTGCTCCTGACACCCAGAATCCAAGGCAGGGGATACAGGACAGGAGGTAAGCAAGCTTGGAATTCCACTTCTCCGAGGATTCGAAGGCGGCGGCTTCGTCACTCCCAGGTTCGGCACGCCGGAGAATCCAACGCCGTTCGAAGGACCGCCGGAGCGGACCAACGAACGGCGCTGCAATCTCGCTTTCCACGATCACCCAGGTGATGAAGTAAGCCGCGAGCGTCCCCAGGAGGAACACCCATGGGTCACTCATTGGCGGGGGCCTCCACTGCCTTCTTCTGCCACGGCCACGTCTTGACCGTGGCTACCACGCCCATGACGAACAGGTAGCCGAACCCCAGGATGGCTTCCCACAGGGCAATTTCCGTCTGCCCCATCTTCGTCTTGTAAGCGATCAACGCAAGGATCGCGACACTGAGCCCGTACAGGGCTCCGCGAGGCTTACTCATCGGCGCATCCACCTTCCATCTTCTCGACATGCTGTTTCACGGCGTCCAGCTCGGAGCGGATGCCCACCACGTCCACCTTGACGCCACGGATTGCAGCGTCCAGCCGGTCCAATCGTTCGACTAGGCCCGGTCGCGCTTCTTCGTCTCCGGGATAGCGCTCTGGCCGTCCCGCCACTACATCGATGGCTGAAATGGTCTTCCGCATTGGTTTCCACACCCTCCCAACCATGCCACCCAGGATCAGGCCCGCAATGATCGCAATACCTGTCCAGACTTCCGGCGTGATCGCTGGCATTGTTACAGCCCCAGAAGGGCGTTCCAGGTGATGGGACCAGCGATCCCGTCAACTGGCTTCGCGTGCCTGGACTGGAACGAACGGAGCACCCGTTCAGTCTGCGGACCGAAGATTCCGTCAATGCTCGTCTTGTAGCCATTGGCCGTGAGAAGTCCTTGCAGACGGCTAACCGTCGTGCCCTTACTCCCGCGCTTCACAGTCGGCATCTTGTCCCCTAGCTTTCCCTTGCCCGTGTCGGGCTTCCCTGGCGTTGGAGGCTTGGAGGGCTTACCGTCCGCCAAGTCCGAGATCTTCCACGTGGTGGTGGTGTCGTAGCCCGTGGTGCTCCGGCCGTCCGGCCCATTACCAACCGACACGTGAACATGTGTCGCGTGGGCGTTCTTGCCGTTGTAGTCCTCCGCCTTCCAGCCGTTCTTCCGCTGGTAGATCTTGCGGTTGAAGATCACGTACCGGAGGTTCGGGTGTGGGTTGGTGATGAGGTGATAGACGAACGCCTGAAGGTTCAACCCGGCATTGCCAAGGATGTCCTTCGCGCACACCACACCCGCACCATTGGGGTTGTGGTCTGACCACGAATCCTGGTGGTCCTTGTCCCCGATCTCCCACGTGGTGGTTCCCGGGTAGTACTTCTGAAGCTCGTCTTCCAGTGTTTGGAGACTCTTCGCTTCCCTCCATGACTCACTCATCACAAAAAGGTACCATAACAGTTTCGGACAGTAATGCGAACGGAAACATGGGAACCCTAGACCTTCAGGTGGTCTAGGGCGTCTGATCGGGGGATCTAGGGCAACATGGCGTTTGGTTGTGGAGGATTCCTACAAAAGAATTCGATCAAACTTGTAACAGGAGATGGGTAGACGATAGACCCGGACAGAGCTAGTGTTAGGGGACAGCAACGACAGACGATCAAAGGACGAGATCATGACCCGCTTCGCAAACCAAGGATTC